TTGCTTCACCTGTTACTGTTCCGCCCCATGAACCTAGTCCCCAACCAAAACCAGGTAATTGTTCTGCAGGTCCTACGGGATAATAATGTCTTACTCTAATACCACCTGATAAAGTTGCTCCTGATCCAGTTTCAGCTGATGGCATTGTAATAGTTAAAGTAGTAGATGTAGGTACACTTGCTACCATAAATTTTTTATCATCAAAATCTGATGCAGAATAATTTGAATTAGTTATAGCTGTAAAATTATCTAAAAGAATAATATCGTTTTCTTGTACTCCATGGTCCGTGCTGAATGTTAAAGTAACCGTTGCTGAACCATTCGTTGTACTAAATGCATTGGTTAATGTAACTGTAGATTTGATTGGATGAATGTCATAAAATACACCACCAGTGTACGCATATAAAATTCTATTAGTACCTATGATTGCAAACTTATTACCAGCTTTGTTAACCAAGTGATGTAAAGCTCTTGCAGCTCCAGTTAATTTTGATTCACCTAATTGTTGCCAACCACCTATCTTCTCAGGGGTTCCGTATCTAAACCTAACATTATCTCCACCAACCCATTGTCCTTCGGCTGTGGTTTCTGTTACTTGTTTATTGAATCCAGGTTGAAATCCTATCTTTTGTAGCATATGGCTCCATTATAATACTATTTAATGCCTGATGGTAGACCTAACATAGGACGTCCATCAAATCTATTTTTATCAGCAAATGGGCCGTTTACATGGTTATAATGTAAGAATACTTGGCCACATATGTTACCGTCAAAAGGCTCTCGCCAATGTTCAAGTTCACAGCCACTATATACTAACATATCCCCTACTTCAAGCAAGACTTTAGTACCCGCTGGAGCGTTTGGTTTGTGTATATTCTTGTATTCATCAATAACATTATTAGATCCTGTGCCATCTATAAATATAGGCCATGGGTCACCACCTAGATTAAGTGTGCATGATATCTCACAACTAGGTCTATCTTTATGTCTTTTAAGTTCATCGCCTTTTTTATAGGCTCTTGCATAAGAGTATGTTGGTATCAAATCTAATCCTGAATGTTTTTTCATTACAGGCAACATTTTAACTAACAAAGTATCCATTACAAAATCACCATAACAAGAGAATGTATTTGGTATTTGTTTATCAGTCCATGTTCCAAGGATCGGGGACTGTGAATGTATGTTGTTTTGATACATGTAGTTAACAGCATCTCTTTTAAGTAATAAATAATTAAGAATAAAGTTAGCTAATTCATATGATGTAGCTTTTTTAATTACTTGATATTTTTGTTGTTGAAATGTCATACCATCATCCCTTTCTGTAAAAAATTAAACGACACAGATATTCTTATATCATTAGATTTATTAGGATCAACACAATGCATCAACCAAGATGGAAACATAATTAAACGTCCTGCTTTTGGTTCATAGTGTGTTTCTCTCCATAATCTATCAGGTAATTTTCCTTCTTTTTGTTGTGGTCTGCACATTGCAGCTGATGATCTTGGATCATCTATTTTTAAATCACCACAGTTTTTAGGGGCTTTTATATAGTAAACTCCTGACCATAATGAATTAGGATGTTGATGTGCTCTATTCATTCCTCCTGGTGGATTAATGTTAGCCCACATATTGCCTAAGTAAGGTTCTGATTTTAAATGTTCTTGATCATAAATAGTTCTTTGTGCAGAGTATAACATATCAACAAGTTTTGCATACTCAGGTAACTCAGCCATATTTGTATGTGAATGCCAACCTTGGACATTAGTTCTTACAACTCCTTTATCTTTATTAGACCAAGCTATAATATCTCTTTCCAATTCTTGATTAAGAGTTGGGTGTTCTATATCTGCAATATAGATAGGTGTTGGAAATAATAAATCTCTAAACATTATTTAAAAGGGGTTCCTCCAAACCACATAACTAATGATTGTCTTCTACCACGGGTTACAGGTTTTACTCTATGTCTTATAAATGATGCAAAGAATACTGCGTGTCCTTGTTTTATTTTAGCAACTTTACCTTCAGACATTAATTCTAAATCTCCGCCTTCAAACTCTGATTCAGGTGAAAGTAATAATGTCATAGATATTTTTCTAACAGGCGGTTCGTATTGCATGTTAACATCATTATCTACATGCCATTCATAAAAACCACCTTCTGGATATTCAGTATACTGTGCCATTTCATTTATTGTCATTCCATCAAAACCAAAATGATTGCGATTAGTAGCTTGCATTATTCTATCTAAATCTTTGTACATGTCAGTCATTTTAGAAAATGGTATCCAACTAATATGTGAGGTTCTAGTATTAGTATCTACATGTCCTCCTTTAGTGCCTTGTTCATTTCCAACTCCAGCATCATTTCTAGGTTCAGCACGTCCAGCTTGAATAATCATTTTACATTGTTCAGGTGTAAAAATTGGTATTGTAGTTTCAACTATATAAGATTTCCATCTGGGTTCGTTAATCATATTAATATCCGTACTCTATCCAACCTGTTATAATATATTTATCATTTGATAAAGGTGGGTTGCCTCTATGAATGTGTGTAAATTGTGAAGGCCAAACTAACAATGTATTTTTCTCAGGTTTAAAACGACATTTTTGATATAAAAACTCTGTCTCTCCACCTTCTGTTACATCATTAAGGTATACCATAAAAGCTAGTATTCTATTTCTAGCTTTCATTTCTGCATTCTCACAATGCCAAAAATGATAACCTTCACCCACTTTAGTCTTTTGTATTTTAACTTCTAGTATGTTATGTGTTGCAAGTTTTTTAAGATAAGAGTATTTTTGAACGTATAGAGGATATACTTCTTTAAAAAACATATCTATAAAAGGTTTGTTGTTATAAGTCATTGCAACATTTGTAGCTCTTATAGTATCAACTGCATTATCTGATACTAACGTTTCATCTTCACGCCTTGGATACACTGCACCCTGTTGTTCACACTTATTAAAATAATTTAAATAATCATTTATTAATTCATTAGACATAAAGTTTTTAAATAACCCTATGTGATTATCTATATAATATTGTTTATCCATTAGTTAGCACCTCTATTTCTAACAGGATCAAAATCTACATCACAGTTTGCAGCAAGAGTTCGTCTTGTCTCATCAGTTCCATTAAATGGATATACGCAGTGTCTCATATCATAGGGAAAGATATAAAAATCTCTAAGATCCATTGACGGTTGATAATCTATTTTAGCAAACTGACCGTTAGCTGCTCCTAATATTTGTAACCTGCCGTTTTGTTGAATGTGTCCTGCAGAATATTCTTTACCATAAGTTGAAGGTAATTTTAAAATCATCACACTTGATAAACCTGTAAATAACATTCCTCTATGGATGTGAGCTGGATTGTATTCATGTTGTTTCATTTCATTAACCCATATAGAATTTAAATGAGTGCTATAATCTTGTACAGCATTAAACTTTAAATAATGATTAAACACTTGCATAAAATAATCTGTTACATTTTTAGGTAAAAAATTATGGTTCTTCATTTTTGTTTGATCTTTACCATGATAGAATAAAGAATGTTCTTTTTCTATCTTACCAACTAACTGTCCGTTAGCAGGTGCAAGACTATTATAATTTTGTTCATAGATTTGATTAATAGCTGTAAATATATCTAAGGGCACTTGATATTTAATAATACACTGACCTAAAAATGTTGGTTTAAAATTTAATGTGTTCATATCTTTCTTTTATGCTTTTTGGAATCTTTTCTATGTAGGGGTTATATACTTTTCTAACGGGTCCATCAAATAATTTATGCATGTTGTTACCAACTATTTTATCATTATAAGATAAACCATTGACATTTACTTGATCTAGATCAATAAATCTGTGATTAAAATAAGGCTCACCTATAAACTCATATATTTTTCTAAACTCTTTTTCAGAATTTGTAACCATATCATCATACTTTACATAATGACATATATCGGGATAGTTGTATGAATTTTTAATAGCTTCTAACTGTTTTGCAATAGCTCCATCTTTATTCATCAACATTAATAATTTTTCTTCGTCTGTATTTAAATTATATCGATTAGGAAATGCATCAGGGTTTTTTGTATACCATTGCATATAACTAGCAAGTACATCGATTAAATCTCTAAGTATTACTATACATTTAAAACCATGTTTAAAATGCTTTTGCATTAACTGAAAATTAGCAGGTGCCATAACAGGTCCACGATCAATGATTATACGTTGTGGCCATTGTTGATAGTAGTTAGTAAATACATTATCAAGAACATTATCTAAAGATAGATGATCAGAGAAATTTTCAAATACATCTGTTTTTTTAAGTAGATGTAAATCTTTCATTATCTCTAATGTTATAGAGTTAGCAGTCGCTGCTACCTCTTTATTTTGATTCATAATACTTGCAAATAAAGTATTACCTGATCTAGGTTGTGCTACTAAAAAAAATAACTTACGGTTTTGGTTTACCATGTTGAGTTATCTGTTCTTTCTCCTTGTAACTGCTTTCTAATTCACCTGATTTTTTAATTCTTTGTAATGATTGTAATTGACCCATTACATTAAACACTTCATTTTGATCAGAGTGTTCATTTAAAGTTTTTGATTTCTCAAAATACTGTAATCCGTAA